GCATAAATTCGGGTAGTATATTCCGCTGAATTGGCTGGATATGTAGCAAATACAGAGGTAATATGTGACACGAAAAGGAGGTATTTTTAGTGGAAAGACAAATAGAACAAGTTGATTTTTCAACCCCCTCCTGGTTGAACCGAAAACGAGTCGCTGCGTATGCGAGAGTCTCATCCGGCAAGGATGCTATGCTTCATTCCTTATCCGCCCAAGTGAGCTACTACAGCAACCTAATCCAAAGTAATCCTGAATGGAAATTCTGCGGTGTCTACGCTGACGAAGCTCTCACGGGAACAAAGGAAAATCGAGAGAACTTCCAAAGGCTTCTTGACGATTGCCGAGCTGGACTTATTGATATGGTCATCACGAAATCCATATCCAGACTGGCACGTAACACCGTGACCTTACTTGCGACTGTACGGCAGCTAAAGGAGTTGGGTGTGGATGTGTTCTTTGAAGAACAGAACATCCATACGATGAGCGCCGATGGAGAGCTTATGCTTACGCTCCTCGCATCCTTTGCCCAGGAAGAAAGCCTCTCGGCAAGCGAAAACCAAAAATGGCGCATACGAAAAGCTTTTGAACGAGGCGAACTCATCAACATTCGATTTCTGTTCGGTTACACGGTGGAAAAGGAAGTGTTGACAATCCACCCTGAACACGCACAGATTGTTAGAGAGGTTTTCAACCGAGCCATTGCCGGGGAGTCATTCAAGACCATTGCGGAGGATCTTGAGGAGCGAGGAGTTCCAAGAGAAAACGGCGGGCATTGGTGCCATCAACGCATACGTGACCTTTTATCAAATGAAAAATACCTGGGTCACGCATTGCTCCAAAAGCACTACACCAATAACCACCTTGACAAAAAGGTTCTTAAAAACAATGGTGAATTACCTCGGTATTTCGTTCAGAACATCCATCCGGCAATCATCGACCAAGAGACCTTTGATAAAGCACAGGAGCTTTTGGCTCGATTGGACGAGAAAAGAGGTACTCGTAAGCCTGCGACACTTTCAGTTTTCTCTGGCAAAATTAAATGCCCAAAATGCGGTAAGCCATACAGAAGACAGGTTCGTTGGAACGTGGTTGCTTGGAATTGCGACACATTTCTCAAGCGTGGAAAAAAATACTGCCACGGAAAGAAAATCCCACAGACAGCCCTTGAAGCTACTTGCTGTAAGGTTTTAGGGATTGCAGAATTTGACCCCGTGGTTTTCAAGCGAGAGATTGACCACCTGGTTATACCAGAACCGAACCACATTCAGTTCATTTTCCGTGACGGACGGATGGTCGAAGAGGTGTGGAAAGACCGCTCACGCAGCGAGAGTTGGACTCCTGAAATGAGAGCAAAGGCACGTGAGCAATTAATAGCGAGAGGAGGACAATTCGGTGCAAAGACAAGTAACAGTAATTCCGGCAACGATTAACCCCTTAACACGCCTTGCTGTAAATCAGCCTCGCAAGCGACGTGTTGCTGGGTATGCCCGTGTTTCAACAGACAGCGAAGAGCAGAAAACAAGTTACGCTGCCCAGGTTGATTACTACACCACTTACATTCAGTCCCGTGAGGATTGGGAGTTCGTGGATGTTTACACCGATGAGGGTATTTCAGGAACGAATACCAAACGGCGAGAAGGCTTTAACAGAATGATTGAGGACGCCCTTGCCGGAAAGATTGATTTTATAGTGACAAAGTCGGTCAGCCGATTTGCACGAAACACGGTTGATACCCTTTCAACCGTTCGGCAACTCAAAGAAAAAGGCATCGGCGTTTACTTTGAGAAAGAGAACATTGACACCCTGGACAGCAAGGGCGAATTGCTTATTACCATTATGTCGAGTCTCGCCCAGGAAGAGAGCCGTTCCATTTCCGAGAACATTACCTGGGGGCAGCGTAAAAGGTTCGCAGACGGCAAAATCAGTCTGCCATACAAGAGCTTCCTTGGTTATGAAAAGGGAGAGAACGAAATTCCTCGCATCGTAGAGGAAGAGGCAGTTATCGTAAGAAAGATCTACGCACTTTTTATGAGCGGTAAGACCCCAGGTGGTATTGCACAGCAACTCACCGAGGAGGGCATCCCTACACCGAAAGGTGGCTCGGTATGGTCACCCACGACAGTTAAAAGCATACTCACCAATGAGAAGTACAAGGGTTCGGCCATTCTGCAAAAAGAGTTCACCGTTGATTTCCTTTCCAAAAAGAAAAAGGTCAACGAGGGCGAAGTTCCCCAGTACTACATTGAGCATAGCCACGAACCCATCATTGACCCTCGTGAGTTTGATATGGTTCAAGCGGAAATAAAACGCAGAAAAGGAATGGGTAAAAAGTATAGTGGCAACACAGTATTTGCCACCCGTGTAATTTGTGGTGATTGCGGTACGATGTTCGGTGCAAAGGTATGGCACTCAAACAGCAAATACCGCAAGGTTATATGGCAATGCAATCATAAATTCCAGAAAGGACACCATTGCCAAACTCCCAACGTTACCGAAGAAGAGTTAAAGGCTCGATTCCTCGCAGCATACTCCCAAGTATGTGATCAGCGAGACGAGATGCTTGAGAACTGCCGATTGATGCAACAAACCTTGACCGACTGCTCGGCTATTGAAACTGAAATTGCAGAGGTTATGGGTGAGATTGAGGTTATATCTGAACTGGTACGAAAAGCCATTAACGAGAACTCAAAGGCTGCTCAAGACCAAGATGAGTATAACCGAAAGTATGACAGCCTGGTTAAGCGTTATGAAACCGCACAAAAGAAGCTCACGGCATTGAACGAAGAAAAACAACGCCGGAATGACCAGGCCGATGCATTTGGAGCATTTATGTTTGAACTAATGGAATACGATGAACCCCCAACTGCCTTTGATGAAAAGTTGTGGGCATTGGTGATTGACAACGTTACCATTTACGCTGATGGCAGAATGGTATTTCACTTCAGAATTGGCCTTGATATTACAGCATAAACCCCTACAAAAATAAAGGCTCGGAAGCACCAAAGCCTCCGAGCTTTTTTCGTTCTATGGGTGGGTTATAAGACATTTACCACGGGGACACCGACTCTGTTCGCATAGTCTATGGTGTTCTTGGTGCCGCTTTTCTGTCCGTTCCAAACGGCAATAACACGAGCGGAATGGTCAACCATCCACTCATTGCGAACCTGGTAGCAACCTCTGTGGTAATGGGGACAGACGAACTTAACAAAGTCGGCAGCCTCCAAGATAGCGTGATACTGCTTTTGCCAAGCCTCATCAAACCGCTTTTCAAAACCCTCGTGGGGTGATGCAGCAATGAGCTTGATGGGTAGTTTTTTCTTGTCACGGAGCTTAAGAATAATCTCCGCTGCCCAAGTATCAGCACCGGGTGCCATACCCGTTATAAATACAGTCAGACCATCGTCAATGGCTTTCTTGATTTCGGTTTCTAATCCCTTGATAACCATTCTCTCCGGCACGGACAATTTTTCAGGTCGATGTCCCGTAAAACAACACCTATGAACACGCTTTTCTGCTTCAGTCATATTCCTACCCTCAAAGTATCATTTTTTCTATTATAGCAGATATTTTGGAAAAAGACAAGCCAGTAGCATTAGAACTACGCTATAATAGACAACGACAGAAGTGGGTGTTTTGTGACAAAAATCTTATTCGTCATCATCAAAGCCTTCTTGGATGAATCCGTCATCATCGTCATCATCGACAACAGCAGAGTCTCCCAAGCCAAGTAAAGCCAAATCATCGGGGCGCGGTTTTCTACCTTTCTTGGTGTATAGGTCAGACCACGGCAACGGATATTTCATCTTTCGGTTATAAGCCAGTAGCATTGCTTCGGCATAACCGAGTGAGCCTGCCTTACGCTCCTTTGCGGTTCTTCCAATATCTCTTGCGGAGAAATAACCCACCTTCTCCTTGAACAGATCGTCACGGAGTCTGTCCCCATACACCACGATGAGTGTTGCGATGCCCTTGAGCATATTAGAGGACAGCGAGTTTGCCTCACCCTCCCAGGTGGCAACGCATAGACGAATTGTGCGGTCAAGGACGTGGAATCCATACTTGTTATAAATAAACTCCAAGGAAGATATGGCGCAGATCGCACTTGGGCCTTTGGTCGAACCGATTACCAAATTGTATGACTCAACCAGGTCTTTTATGATGAGCTGCTCATCGTTGCCCGCCTCCAAGTTTGCCATAAAGATTTCGTATGGAACGAGCGGTTTTACAAACTTCTGCTGATTTGCAAAAATATCTGCCTCAAGCGTGTAGTCCATATCGTCATAAATCATACACCAGACTGGGGTCTCACGTGAGCCGGACACCGCTGCAACAATCTCAATGGTATGCTGACCATTAAATACGTAGTTAATGCCCTCACGACGGCTTACCTTTACTGGGTTGATTTGGTGCAGGTCAAAGTGATCGACCGTGCGTTGGATGTGCGACACCGAAAGGTTACGCTGATAGTTCTGGTTCGATACCAGGTTCTTTATCGGTATCAGCTCAAACTTTACATCGGGTACGAAATAGCTCAAATCATCCATCGTTTTCATTTCATCCATTGTTATCACTCCTTCATAGCGTTCAGCATAATATCCACGGTGACCTTAAGGTTTATCAATTCCTTTTTGAGCCTGGACTTTGCTATTCCGCTTACTTTACTTAAGTCCGACACATTCCGAACTCGGTTGATTGAACTTACCCACGAGGGGACGGTGTATGTAAGGCTCGATATTTCTGCGTCCGGGTCATACTCCGGCATATTCTTTATCGCTCCTGTTGTTGATGGTAGTGATGCAGGAATCAAAGGTCGAGGACCCCTGGTTGCCTTGGTCTCAATCGACACGCTATTCTTACTCAATATCTCTCTTGCGTGGGAATAACTCTTTTTTCCGCTGTCATCGGAAAGGAAGCTCTCGGTAGCTATTTTAATTTCTGAAGGTGGCAGATGAACAATTGCATCCAAATGCTCGTGTGCTATGCGAACCTTACCAATCAAAACCTGGCGAACAAACTCAGGGCAAGACTCACGGATAACATCAATGTTCTGTGCAAAGATGCCGTATTTTCTAACGGTAGCGTGGCTCATATGGTATTCAGCACCGAGTCGTTCTCGTGTTTGGGTTGCTGTTTCATCGTAGGGACGGCTTTCATCGGTAACGATAAGGTTGCGACCTTTCCTTCGGTTGGTTTGCTTGATGTTTGCATACTTGTGAGCGCCGAGTACCTTTTCCATAAGGTAACGTTTGCCAACCAGGTACTTTCGCATTTCTTCCGGCAGATCGGTGCGTTCCAGTTGCTTTTTGCACAGCCAAGCCACGGCTTCTTCGTAGTGTTTAACCTTCAGTTTTTCAATGCGGAAAGGAATATTATATCGGGTACAAATCTCATAATGCTCGTAATGATAAAGGAGTGTCCCGTTCCAAACCTTAAGGTGAGCTGTACACCCTTGGTTTCGGATAGTGTTTTCAATCTCCAATGACTCGCTCAAAGAATGAGGATGTACCAAGAATTGAAATTCAGAATTCAGTTTTAATGTATGCACTTGTAAGTCACTCATTGCTGTATCACCTGGTTCCCCTTGATGGCAACAGCATCTTTCATATTAAAGTGTGCGATGCTCTGTCCCTGGATGAATTCACCATTTAGGCGATAACTGCATCCGTCCTTCCATTCGGGGCAAACCTCTCGGAGCTTACGAACCAGGGGTTTGCTGTATAGCTCGTAACAGACACCGTGCGCCAACTTCTCATAACGAACACGATGTACGCCCTTATCGTCCAACTGTCCACGTATAATCCCCAGAGTCTTTTCTCCGGGGTTGACGATAAGCAAAATACACTCTGGGTCTCCCAATGCGTGAAGTGTTTTCTTATGTATGCGGATACGGTCCTTTGACAAATCAACCAGTATGGTTGCAGATGAATTATCTGTCATAGTAGTCCTCCTTCTGGCGAAGATGAACCATCCGCCTCAACGCCATCTTCACCCGTTGTTTTTTTATCCTGTAACCCAAAGACAGTATAGCCATCAAATATGTTCACTTGCAGCAGTTTCTGGTGTTCCTCAACGGGCAATCCAAACTGATCCTGCCACTCTGCAGGGAAGGTTGGGGTTCTGGATGTGCGGATTTTTCCATCTTCCTTTAGAGTACGCTGATAGGTCTGTGTTGCGGTTAGGTCAAATAACACAAGGTATTCGTCACCGCTGCGTATGATTTTGCCCAACAGCTTATACCGATAGTTGGGATTCCAGTTCATAAGGTTTACGATTTTAGCAAAGAACATACGGCAGGTTATCTGCTTCGGTTTACGTTTGCCGTTCTTGGTGGTACACCAAAGGAACGAGTCCTTATCATCCTCGTTACAAGGGCGTACAGCCAATTTCATCGTTTCCGGGTTTACGAGTATTTGCACATACTCTACGGTCGGCAGCTTGCGGATGCAAGCGGTGTTAAGTGCGACTCGGCAGTTGTTAAATGTGATGGACGGCTCCTGCACATGGGCAAAGAACTCACCACGCACAACTTGGTATCCGTCATAAGAAAAGTCCTCATCTGTTATGATTTCGGCTTCCTCATCGGGAGTGTGGCCACCTAAAGCAGCCGCTACCGGGTCAATCGTTAGTCGATGTTCCATCTCCATGTTGCGTGTCCTCCTGAATATCTTTGATTATTTTTTTGATGTGAGCCGCTGCTACATCTTGGGTCGTAACGTTAAGGTCCGGCAAAGCAGCAATGCGATGAATCTCACCATCGCCTTGCCATCGGTCTTCGCCAGCAAAAGCCGCCATCTCACTTGCCTGGGCGTGTATGTAATAGTTGCTACCGAAATTATCTGCCCAAGCCGAGGGGTATGCGACAACTGTTCTACCATGCTTGATAGGTGTTGCCTCGTTCTCGGTTTCAGCCTCAACGGTGTCCTTTGGAACAAAGAGTTCCGTTTCCTTGAGGTCGAAAACAAGTATCGCAGCATCATCCTTTTGTCTGCGGATACCACGTATGCGGTATTTGAATGACTTATCCCAATCGAAAAGCTGATACAAAGTTCCAAGGAAAGCAGCACCGCTGATTCCACGGGGGATGTACTCTCCATCGTTTGTTAGCTTTGCCCATTTCATTGCGTTTCGGTGCTTTTGGTCGCAGACTCGAATAGCCAACAAATGCTCCGATGGGTGTATCAGCATTTCTATGTACTGTGCATTTTTAAATTTGCGAATGCAAGCCGTACTAAACAAGATGGTGGAGTCAGAAAAAGTAACACAGAGCTTGTCTTGTGTATCAAAAAACTGCGATCTTGCAATCTCAAAGCCTCTCAAATCGAAATCCCCGGTGTTTGCTGTAATTTGAATAGGAGCTTCTTCAAGTTCCACTTCCTCATCAGCCACGGGGAGAACACTTTGCGATGCAAGAAGGTAATCTTCAGCTTTAAAGCCAGACCATCGAGGATTTATCGAAACAAAGCCTTTTAGGGCACCATCTGGAACAACGTGGAGTTCCGGCAGAATGCCCTTGTTACCGTATTTAGCATTGTTGATGAGGTGCTGAACCGCTATGAAATCATCACGGGAGATAATCGGTTCGTGGTGGTCACGCCATCTATGTTGGGTTCGGTCGCCCATATTCTTTTTTGCTTTGTGATTAAGGTAATTTGGGGTGTAGGTCTTTCGTGTCAAAACCTCGCCACAATGTCTTTCATTTCGGAGGATGCCCAAAACAGTACCCGCTGACCATTCCTCTTTACCTCGCATCGTTTTGATGCCAAGTTGGGTCAAGGTGTTTGCTATCTGTTGGCAGGTATAGCCGTATAAATACATAAAGAACACGAGTCGAACTATCGGTGCTTGTTCCTCATTGATGGTAAGGTTACCTTCCTCATCGTGCTTATATCCGAACAACTCCGGGGTTAGCAAGATGCCGTGGCTGAAACGCATTTCAATAGAGGTGTTCATAATACGGCTCTTTGTGTGGGACTCTTCCTGCGCCATCGTTGCCTGGAACGAAAGACTCATCTCGGTATCATCCTTGAGGGTGAAAATATGCTCGGTCTCAAAGAATACACCGACCGGCGGGTTCAACGCTGAAAGGTCACGAACCATACCGATACAATCAAGGATATTTCTCGCAAAACGGGACACGCTTTTCGTGATTATTAGGTCAATCTTTCCGGCTCGGCAGTCGGCAATCATCTGGTTGAAAGCGTCTCGGTGCTG